CGAATGAAGCAATCGAAGAGATCATCCTTCATCAACTCACGAACAGTACTCTCTCTTACTGACTAAGGTTCAAAAATATCCAAATTTATCTACAACATCTACAACTATCCTTGTAATCATCTATCTTTAGACGGTTTAGCCTATGGTGGTAGATAAAAAACATCTACAATTATCAGGCCCTATCTACCATCATTTACTACTTTTCTATCTCTAAACAGAACGATCTCTCCACACTTGCCGCAATCATCATACGGTCTCTTCCTTATACAGACAAAACATTAACATATAAGCTTATACAGTTTTTATCCATGAAAAACTAAAGTTTTATACCGCTAAAACCTTTGTTTTCCGCTTAGGAAACTTTTGTTTCTATATAGGGAAACTAAGGTTTCTTCGGCACGAAACTTTTGTCTTCTGTAGGAATGAAGAAAATAGTTCCCTAGGAACTCTGAATATTAATCTTTAAACATTTGATATTATGGGTTTTAAGCGTTACAAATTAACAATTTCTCTTACTACGGTAGAACAACCAGTAGAAATAGAGTTTTATAGTCTTGCTTCTCGGGTTCACAAGAATGTTCAGCGGTTCGTAAATCGCTATAACCCGGATGTTGTTAATTACTACACAATCCGTTCGTTATGAGCATCGTTGGTGGTATAATCTCTGGCGTTGGCTCTCTCCTTGGCGGTCTTGGTTCTTCCGCTATGAATAACAAGGCGGTGCAAGATACCAACAAGGCTAATATGGAGATCGCTAAGTATCAAGCGCAATGGCAACAACAAGAAAATGAGAAGGCATATCAGCGTTCTCTAAACATGTGGAATTTGCAAAATGAATATAATTCTCCAACTCAACAAATGGCTCGTATTCGTGCCGCTGGGCTTAATCCTAACCTTGTCTACGGCAACGGTGTTACTGGTAATAGCTCTGGTTCAACTCCGCAATATGAACCTGCTAAATTCAACGCTCCGACTATGCAAGCTTACCGAGGTTGGAATCTTGGCATTTCTGATGCTATTTCCCAGTTTCTTGCTTATCGTACTGTTAAGGCGCAAGTTGATAATATGGAGGCGCAAAATAGTCTTATTCGTCAACAAACTGCTACGGAGGCTACGAAACAAGCGAATATAGCCGCTTCTACCTCTCGTTCCGAGTTTGATCTGAATATGGCGAAAGAACTCAAGGATGTTTCCGTTTCGTCCGCTATCGCTGATATGAATCAGAAGCAAGCCGGCGCTGCTCAAGGTTGGACGAAAGCTAATCGTGAGGTTATTCAATATGAGCTTGACAAGGCTTTGTTTGATAATAAGATCAAGTTGAGTAATCAAGAATATTTAAAGGTTCTTCAATCCGTTCGTCAACTTCAGCAAGATAACGACATAAATTCGTTTCGTTATCGTATGGAGCGTTTGTTTGGTTCGTCTTCGGATGCTAGCAAAGTAGCTTCTGAACTTTTAAAGAGAATGTCTATGTATTTGATTCGTGATAAGCATGAATTAGATACAATGTTTAATCCCAAATAATTTACATTATGAGAAGAAGAAGAAGAGGTTTTCTCGGTCGTTCCCGTAAACGCCGTATTCGTAGTTATCGTTTAAGTAGAGGAGGAATAAGATTATGAAACCGTTCTGGAAAGTATTTATTCAAGTAGCGTTAGCGTTGATAGACGCTATCCAATCAGTGTTTGGCAAGGATGATGATACGCCTAAATTAAATCCGGCATGAAATAAGAAGGAGATTTAGCAAGCGTAGATATACTCGCTTTAATAAGCAGTATCTTCGTTGGCGTGGTCGTTTTTCCCGTATTAGGAGAGGCTAATAATGCAGTGTCTTCATCGTATCCATTTACCCGACCGTGGAGCCGTTCCCTGTGGTCGGTGTGTGAACTGTCGGAAAAATAAGCGTCAATCATGGGTTTATCGATTGCAAGCCGAAGCGGATGAGTATCCCTTCTCTTTATTCGTTACCCTTACTTATGATGATGAGCATATACCTACTGCTATGATCGGTGAGGATTTGTTTAAGTCTGAGGTTGGCGTTGTATCTAAACGTGATATTCAGTTGTTCATGAAACGTCTTCGCAAAAAGTATGATCAATATCGTTTGCGTTACTTCTTGACTTCTGAATATGGTTCCCAAGGTGGCCGCCCGCATTATCACATGATATTGTTCGGTTTTCCTTTTACTGGTAAGCATGGAGGTGATCTTCTCGCCGAGTGTTGGAAGAATGGTTTTGTTCAAGCCCATCCTCTCACTACGAAAGAGATCGCTTACGTTACGAAGTATATGTATGAGAAAAGTATGGTTCCCGATATTCTTAAAGACATAAAGGAATATCAACCCTTTATGATGTGTTCTCGGATGCCGGGTATTGGTTACCATTTCTTACGTGAGCAAATACTGGATTTCTACCGCCTTCATCCCCGTGATTATGTTCGTGCTTTCAATGGTATGCGAATGGCTATGCCTCGTTACTATGCCGATAAGCTTTACGATGATGATATGAAGGAATACCTAAAAGAGCTTCGTGAGGCTTTCTTTATCAATCAGATGCAGCAAGAATGGCATCATTATATTAACACGAGTCCCCGGTTGCGTATATCGCCGATCAGCTTGAGACGGAGAGTAAGCTGGATTATGAGAGACGTGCCGAGGAAAAATTAAAATTAAGTAATGGCTAATATTTTTAATTCCGTTAAATTAAAACGTCCTAGACGTAATGTTTTTAATCTTTCTTATGAGCAATAAGTTAACCAGCGAACGCTGGCAGAGTTGGTTCCTATCATGTGTAAACCTGTCGTACCCGGTGATAAGTTCCGTGTCAATACGGAAATGCTGGTTCGTTTGGCTCCGCTGGTCGCTCCCATGATGCATCGAGTGGATGTGTTCACTCATTATTTCTTTGTTCCCAATCGCCTCCTTTGGGATCAATGGGAGGATTTTATTACGAAAGGTGTTGATGGTACTGATACGCCTGTCTTTCCAAAGATTGCCCTTCGTCCCGATTGGGTGATCCTACGTCGGCCGCCGTTTATTGGATGATGGCTCACTATGGATTATCTAGGATTACCGACTATTGGTGGTTTTAATAATGTAGCTTTTCCGAATCGTTCTCCTAACAGCGTTATACCTCCCGTTGGATATCAGGTGTCTGCCCTTCCTTTCCGTGCGTATCAATTGATTTATAACGAGTATTATCGAGATCAGAATTTAACGAAACCTATTGAGTTTTCTTTGAATAGCGGTATTGTTCTTAGTGCTGATGAGGTACAAGGTTATTGACCCTTCGCCGTCGCGCGTGGGAAAAAGACTATTTTACCTCTGCTCTTCCTTGGGTGCAACGTGGTCCCGAGGTTACCGTGCCTATTCAAGGTTCTGGAGGTAATTTGGATGTAACTTTAAAAAATGATGCTCATGCTGACACGTATCGTATGCCCGGAACCTCTAATCGTCCGCTGGTGCGATGCAGCTTGTCGGTGGTGCGCTTATAGCTGGAGGTACTGATGGCGCTTATCTTGAACCGGACAATTTTCAAGTCAACGTAGATGAGCTAGGTGTTAGTATTAATGATCTTCGTACCTCGAATGCCCTTCAGCGTTGGTTTGAGCGTAATGCCCGTTCTGGCTCTCGTTATATCGAGCAGATCCTTTTCGCATTTCGGTGTACGTAGTTCTGACGCTCGTTTGCAACGTCCTCAATTCTTAGGTGGCGGTCGTACGCCTATTTCCGTTTCCGAGGTTCTCCAGACATCCTCTACTGATTCTACCAGTCCGCAGGCGAATATGGCCGGACATGGTATTTCCGCTGGTGTTAATCACGGCTTTAAGCGTTATTTGAGGAGCATGGATATATCATCGGCATTATGTCTATTCGTCCTCGCACCGGATATCAGCAAGGTGTTCCAAAGGATTTCCGTAAATTTGACAATATGGACTTCTATTTTCCCGAGTTCGCTCATCTTGGCGAGCAGGAAATCAAGAACGAGGAGGTTTATTTGCAGCAAACTCCCGCCAGCAATAACGGAACTTTCGGTTATACGCCTCGCTATGCCGAGTATAAATATTCAATGAATGAGGTTCACGGCGATTTTCGTGGAAACATGGCTTTTTGGCATTTGAATCGTATTTTTTCCGAAGTCCGAATTTAAATACTACTTTTGTTGAGTGTAACCCGAGTAACCGTGTATTCGCCACTGCGGAGACCTCTGATGACAAGTATTGGATTCAGCTGTATCAAGATGTCAAAGCTCTTCGTCTGATGCCGAAATATGGTACTCCAATGTTGTAATACTATGTTTGAATTTTTTGTTGTTAATTTTTTAGCTTTTTCCTGCGTATGTTTATTACCCCTTATAATTATCCTGATCTTCCTTCGGAAGTTATTCAAGAAGAAGTGAGTGAGGAATTGTTGGTAGAGCCTTCTGACGCTTATACGATTCGTGAGTTGATCTACCGTCTTGCTATGGGAATGCCTGTTTCGTCTGGCCCCAATAGTGGTGAGTATCCTGACAAGGATCAAGATTTTGACGATGATCTACCCACCGAGCGTGGAGATTTCGATTTGGCCGATTACGCCAAATGAGCGAGGAGCTTCGTTCTAAGTACCAATTAAAGGTTGAAGAGAAGAAAGAGCCCGAGAAGCCAAAAGAAGAGCCAAAAGAAGAGCCAAAAGAAGAGCCGTAGGTTGAGCCTGTGAGTACTTCTGACTAAAGCTCATAATCTTACGTTTTAAAGTGTTGCTGACTTTTTGCCCGTGCCCATGCGTTTGGACACGGGCTTTTGTCGTTGCGAGCGGTTTTTGGCATTTTTTCGGTAGAAATGAGGTAGCGTAGCGAACGAATTGAGACCGATGAAATGGTAAAAATTGCGACCTCGGCGATTCCCCGAATCGACGTTACACCGAACTAAATACATTTAACGATAGTTAAAGAATGTATTTGAAAATACGCAAGTTTTCTTGCGTGCGTGCGCATATAGGTAACTTGATAAATTATATGCGCACTGACACCAAAGATTTATTAACAAATCGATTGGTGGCAATGGAATAAAACAGTAACGTTTGTGCAGTGATCGTTTACTCGAGTTCCCTAGGAACTATGTTCA